ATGCCAAAACAGAAAGCATATGGATTACTTGGAATATTTATAATAACATACTGGGATAAAAGTCGAAGAATATTTGATAAAGGAAATTTAGTTTATTATACAGGAGAACATATTGCGAAGATATGTTCTCCTGTTTGATTTGTGTAAAAGTATTAATAGCTAATGTAAACAATGAATAAAAAAATTGAAAAGTATTGCAAAATATTGTTATTAGTGGTATTATAAAGGTGAATGATATATATAGCTTGCTGTAAATTGAATTGCATACTAAAATAAATTTGTAGGTATTATTTTGTAAGTCAACATTCAAAAAATAACATCTGATTGACGAACCAAAGAAGAATGAGTTTCTATTGTGTGATATATTATCACACAATAATTTTTAATAAAAACATATAACAATGAAAGTGAGGATTATTAGATGACAACTCAAGAATATCAAAGAAAGCAAAAAGAAGACAAGCCGGTATTGGCAATATGTTATGATTTCGATAAAACGCTATCTCCGGATGATATGCAGGCGCAGGGATATATTCAGTCAGTAAATTACGATGTTAAAAAATTTTGGCTTGAATCTAATGAACTTGCTGAAGAAAACAAAATGGATCAAAATTTAGCCTACATGTATAAGATGATGGTTGAAGCAGAAGGAAACTTTGTGTTTAACAGAAAGAAGTTGGAAGAGTATGGTTCCAAAGTGAAATTATTCTCCGGTGTAGCCGAGTGGTTTGAACGAATCAGAGATTATGGAATTAGAAATGGTGTAATAGTTGAGCATTATATTATTTCTTCCGGTTTGAAAGAAATGATTGAAGGAACTCAGATAGCCAAGAACGGCGCTTTTGAAAAAATCTATGCAAGTTCATTCTATTTTAATGAAAAAGGAGTAGCAAAGTGGCCTGCTCAGGTTGTAAACTACACCAATAAAACTCAATTTCTCTTTAGAATTGAAAAAGGCGTGTTAGATGTGAATGATCCGTGTGTTAATGATTATTTTGCACCGGAGGATATAAGAGTGCCGTTCAGAAATATGGTGTATATCGGTGACAGCGATACAGATATTCCGTGTATGAAATTGGTGAATACATACGGCGGACATTCAATTGGTGTTTATAATCCGGACACAATTGATAAAAAGAAAGTCTATAAAATGATGAATGATAACAGAATAAAATATTTTGTTCCTGCAGATTATTCTGAAGGAACTGAATTAGATTTACTCATCAAATCCATCATAGACAGAACAGCATATAATGAAAAACTTGAAAACTACCATTATGAATGTAAGAATGAAGCAGAAAATGTTAATAAGAATTGTATTCAGACCGACGAAGAAAAAGCAAAAGAAGATTTGATATATGCATTGGAAAACAGTTCTGACTTTATCAGTACGCACACGATTGTAAAAAAATTGAGTGCATATAATGAGTGGTCATCCAAACAAATTAAATTATTATTTGAGATTGCTGTTAGTAACAATCAAGTGCTATGGATTTTAAAAGACCATGATATAAAAGCTTTTTATTTAGATTTGTTGCAAAAGGTAGACACACCTGATGACAATGTAAAAAAGGTACAGGATATATTCAAGTTGGAAGATAAAGCATAGAGATGTAGTTCATTAAGAAAAAGAAGGTGGAAACAATATGGATTGGAAAAAATTATTATGTGAAAAGCGTCAATGCAATCAAAGTAATAAAAATAATAAGAAAAATAATAATGATATGCGTAATGAATTTCAAAAGGACTATCACAGAATAATCGGAAGTGCTTCTTTTAGAAGATTACAGGATAAAACACAGGTTTTTCCTCTTGATAAAAGTGATTTTGTCCGCACAAGGCTTACGCATTCGCTCGAAGTTGCTTCGTTCGCAAAATCTTTGGGACAGTCGTCTTTTTTGTACATTATAGATCATATAGACAGTTTTAAAAATAAAAGTGGCTTTCGTTCTGAATTTGAACCTTCAAATGAGGATATTAATAAAATTTGCAGTATCCTTGAATGTGCGGGATTGATTCACGATATAGGAAATCCGCCTTTCGGGCATTTTGGCGAATATTCAATAAGAATATGGTTTAAGAATAATCTTGAAAACTTAAAAATTGGTAAAAATTATGTCAAAAATTTGCTCAATGAACAGATGTGTAATGATTTTTACAACTTTGAGGGTAATGCACAAGCGTTAAGACTTTTAACAAAACTGCATTACCTTGTTGACGAAAACGGAATGCATTTAACATACGCTCTTTTAAATACAATTGTAAAATATCCTGTTTCTTCATGTGATATTAATACCGAAAGCGGAGATATCAAGAATAAGAAAATGGGGTATTATTATGCAGAAAAGGACTTGTATGATGATATAAGTGAATCCACAGGAGCTGTAGGTTGCAGATATCCGCTCACATTTCTGCTTGAGGCGGCTGATGACATAGCTTATCGAACAGCGGACATAGAAGATGCTGTAAAGAAAAATTATCTGACATATGATATGATTCTTGAAGAACTTAAAAAAGATGCATATCTCAATATGTGTAAAGGTGAGGAAAAAGGATGCTATTTGGATGCTGTGAAAACACTTGAAAATAAATATGAAATTGCAAAAAGCAAGAAAATTGCCAATCCGGATCTATATGCGGTACAAAATTGGATAGTCAGTATACAGGGCTTTTTGATCAGTTGTGCAATATATGGATTTACATCAAATTATATTGACATTATGAACGGAACATTCAAAAGTGAAATATTAAAAGTGTCACATGGCAATGTACTTATGAAAGCTTTGGGGAATATTATAGCAGAAAAAGTGTTTGAGTCACAACATATCCAAAAGCTTGAAATATCAGCAGGTACAATAATAGATTTTTTGCTTGATAAATTTGTGAATGCGGCAATCAGTTACGATACCGAAATTGAGCAAAATGCGTTGGATAGACGCCTGATGAATATAATTTCACAAAACTATATGAGCGCATACAGACATCATTCCAGAGAAAAAACAAAGGAGGAAAAATTATATCTTCGTCTTTTGCTTGTAACTGATTATATATGCGGAATGACCGATACTTATGCAAAAACATTGTATCAGGAATTACACGGAATATCTTAATTAATCATTGTAATTTTCTTTATCGGTGACAGCTTTTTTGAAAGGAGAGAATTTATTTATGAAAGTTGCAGAAGTCAAAAAGGTACTTATACACAAAGGTGTTATAGAATTATTTCATGTGAATTCGGTAATAACGTCATTAACTTTTATCAATAATGGCGGACTATTGTCCAGAGAAACGGTTGAAGAATATAATCTCCCTCAAACAGATCAGAAAAGTGACGACATTGATAAAAAATTCAATATATACAATGACATATTCTTTGATTCGGTTGACATACATGAGCGTGCAAAGGATGTGAACAATTACGGCGTAATAACATTTGTTTATTCCGTAGATGTTTTGGATGAGGTTGCAGATTATGATATATGCATTACTCAGGAAAATCCTGCAAATTGGGATGAAGACATTCCTTATGAGGAACGATATTTTCCTGATGTTGACAGCTTGTATTATGGTTTTCATAAGGGAGATTTCGGTAATCATATTACCGTCAGAAATATAAGCAAACCGATTTCTTTTCAGTATTTGAAGAAGATTATTATTGATAATCCCGGAGAAGATGGACAAAAGTATTTTTCTCTGGCGTATGAGGCAATTAAGGATTCAATAGAAAATAACAACATTAATGTTCCGATAGAAATCCGAGAATGTCCTCCCAAATGTAAATGCCATCAAAAATATGAAACAAATATAGGATTTACATATCATAGGTTTAAAATCCGTTGATATAATTTGCAATATTTCTGTAAAAAGAAAAAGTCTCAAAAACGGCTTATCTAAGCCATTTTTGAGACATCTTACCTTGGCAGGGGCAGAAGGACTTGAAGCGGAATGGGGATTTAATCAAATGTTATTTAATCACCCACACTGTTATATAGTTTTATATTCTGTTTTTTGATTGGAAATCAGATACCCCTGCATAACAGTTTAAATGATAATGTAAAATCATTTTGGTATAATTTTGGTAGAAAAATGGTAGAAGAATTGCCCGCTGAATTTTTTCTGAAACCGGAGTTTGAATTATGAGAGATAAATATCATATTTACCTCACAGCAGAGGAACGCAGAGCCGTTATCAACAGCCTGATTGAATTGGGAAACGATCTTATCTCACGAGGTAAGTACACCGACATCGTAGATGAACTGATAATCAAGTTCACAAAAGCCAAAGTCAAAAAAATCAGGATTAAGGAGGTCTAATAATGGAGATTACATACACAATGCAAGGAGATTATTTGCTGCCAAACCTAAAACTACCGGTACAGGATAGCCGTCCAATCGGATTATGGGGTAAGCAACACCTGTGCTATATCGAAAGGGATCACAAAATTCGCTACATCAACCTGCTCACAAAATGCAAGCTCAATGATTATATCGCCGATATTGACGAACAGGTAGAAGAGATGTATATGCAACTTGTAAAGCGCTTTGCAGAGCAAGATGGCTGCACAGAGCAGCTGAAAGCCGCCAACCAAATGCTGTGGGTACGCAAGATGAATAACGCAGCTCAGAGAGCAAGAGAGATTGTAAAAGTCGAACTGATTTATAGATAAGATAAAGTCTGATGTAATCGCATTTGGATTGCATCAGTTTTTTAGCACAAATATATTTAAAATACTATTGCTTCTTTCCGGTGATTTGATATAATTGACATATAAGTTCACTCTTCTACAATAATCGGAGAAATAATATGAAAAGTATAACGATAAAAAATACCAAGGGAATACGAGATTTTAATTTTAAGTTTCCGGAAAAGAAAGCGGTCTACTTACTTGTAGGCTCTAACGGAACAGGAAAAACAACCTTACTAACTTGTATGGATAGAATATGTAATTCGTATGCTTTTGCAAGAGGATTTTCACAACCCAAAAATATTATGGGATTTGATGAGTACCAGAGCGCTTCAATTAGATACGATGTGGATGATACTTGTGTTATTTTTAGGAAAAGACGGTCTAAATGGGCTTCAACTCCCAGAAAGAATAATGCACAATTACTAAGTACATACGGATTTACCGGTTCTATTTTCATTAAAGCGGATTCAAAACGAATTGATGCCACTGCAGAAGAGATAGAACGTGGAACTGTACAATCGGCTAATTCGGTAATAGTCCAAACTTTAAATAGAATCTTTGAAACTAATAAGTATACTAATCTAAAAAAGCTGAAAGTAACACACGGAAGAGGCCGCACTCCGTCCTACTTTAATATAATAAAAGATGGAAGAAAGTATTATACGGAAAAACGTTTCAGTACCGGAGAAATTGCAATACTCAGATTGATCGAAAAAATAGATGCTGCAGAAAATGGTGCATTGGTTTTATTAGACGAAGCGGAGATGGCTTTACATCCAAGAGTACAAGTGAATCTTCTGGAATATTTAAAAGAAAAAGCCGATGAAAAGGATTTAATGGTGTTTATTTCAACCCATTCACCAACAATGATAAAAGCAACAAAACCGAATGAAGTTATTCTTTTAGAATCAGATACTGACGGAAATGTTTCAGCTGTAACACCGTGTTATCCTGCAAGAGCTCTCGGAAGAATTGATTATGAGGATTCTAATATATTTGATTACATCTTTTTTGTAGAAGATGAGATGGCTAGATTATTTTTGAAAAGATTGGTTGCAAGATACTTATTACTGGCTCAACAACATTCTTCTGCATTAATATCCATAGTTCCCGTCGGCGGCTTTTATGAGACAGCAAGGCTGGCTGTACTAACAAAGAATCAACTATTCGGAAAATCAAAGGTTTTTGCTTTTGTAGATAGTGATGCTTTCGAAGATTTGGAACACAAGCCTCGTTTTTCGGAGTTGCTACACAATACAAGTAATAATTTCTATATAAGAGATTTATCAGTAACACCGGAAGTGTTTTTTATTCAGGCTCTTTCAGGAGATGACGAAAACCTAAGAAATAACTTCAGAACACATTTTCATTCTGAAATCAATAGTATTTTAAGAAGTGCTGAATATCAAGCGTGTAATGCAAATAGCGTACGAAAAAAATCAAAATTGCAATTTGATGTCTTTGTTAACAAATGTATGGGAACCTCCGGTGACGATGAAAATACAGTAAAAACTACACTAATTAATCTATTAGTTGATAGCCTTGACGATTCTGATGTATACAGAGTCTTAAATCCTGTTTTCAATAGTAGATAAAAAATTTATAGAAGTATGTGTACTATTTGAAATAGCTATAGATTTATTCTGAAGAACATTTCAAAAATAATATCTCATTGTTACAATAAGTATTATTAAATTAATCAAAAATGCGAAGTTGGTAATTTTAACCACTTCGCATTTTTTATAGTTATTTTAGTTTTCTTTAAAAGACTATGTTTTAATACTATCTGCAATTTGTTGTATTATCGGCACACAAACAGAATTTCCAATGTGCTTATAAGCGTTTTTCAGCGGAATATCGGCAATCTTAAAATCTTTAGGGAATCCCATCAATGCCAAACATTCGTAAGGCGTTATTTTGCGGATTCCGTAATCATCTTTTATTATGGGTATACGGTCGTACCAAGTGCCCATATTTGCTTTTAATGTGAAGCAAATTCCATCCTTACCGGATTGAATACCGTAGTCTGAGAAGCGATAGATTTGGTTGTCGTCTTTGATAGCATTCATCATTTTAGAATATTTTAGCGAGTATTCGGATAGATAAAAACTGCAGTCAACTGTAGCGGATTTATTAATAATATCAAACACGCCTTGCTTCAGTTCTGTTTTTTCAGGAAAGCGGTATGCTCCACATTGCACAATATCACGAAAGGCGAGCAAATAAGTTCTTGTACGGTGCTGCGGAATGCCGTAATCACAAGCATCGGCAACCAAATAACGTATATAATAACCTCTTGTAACTAATTCGTTGTGAATTACATTAAAGGTACGCCCGTTGTCGTGGTTAACAAGATTTGCAACGTTTTCCAAAAAGATGATTTGAGGATTGATAACATCGGCAATACGCATTATCTCAAAGAACAGATTACCTCTATCGTCCCCGAATCCTTTCTGATTTCCGCAAACAGAAAATGGTTGACAGGGGAATCCTGCTGTTATAATATCAACGTTTTCAAGTTTAGCAGCATCAAGCTTGCGAAGATCTCCCTCAAATAGTTTTGTTTCGGGAAAGTTCAGTTTGTAAGTTTTACAAGCGTCTCTGTCAATTTCGTTTGCCCAAAGAATATCAAATCCCGCCTGTTGAAATCCGAGATCAATTCCGCCAATCCCTGCGAATAAACTGCCGACTTTCATTATCTGATTTTTGTGTTAAATCTTACGGAGACGTTAAGCGGCAAATAATAATCACCATCTATCTTTTCAATGCGACTCCAAACATATTTGTCGGCACTTACATACTCAAAGTGCGTATTGCGGTAGAGATAGTCACGGAAGGCTTCTCTGTCGTTGGAATGGTAGCAAAGAACATCGCCGTCATCCATAACGGAAATATATCCTCCGTTTACCTGTTCTTTTCCGTCCCACGGCTTTCCTGCGGTCATACCGGTAAATCCTGCCATAAGAAAGTCCTTTATGGCTTTTTCATAGTAGATGTGAGTATTCGGCACTTTTAGAGGATTAGCTTGAATCATTCTTTCAACCGTTTCCATTACTTCATAATCTTTCGGTGAGTCTATCAGCCTATCCTTTACACACCAAGCCATAATCTTGCTCATAGATTCTCTGATCAAGAAAAGATTATCGTTGTAAATCGGATTCTTTGTTCTTGCAAATTCCATTGTAATATTGTTTTGAAGCAAAAACTCTTTACACTTTGACCAGCTACGACCGCCTTTATCGGTTATAGCGTTAAAATCTTTCATTTTAGCTTCATCACAGCCTGATAATTTGTAAAGGAATTGAGAAGACGATCCTGCATTAAACAAGGTTGGATTGTGACCGAATTTAGATTTAATAGAGAAGCCCATAACGGATACAATAGATGTCTGTCCGTCTCTAACCTCAATGAAAATATCGTTCTTTCCGCCAAATTGTTTTTTCAGCGCTTTTACCGCCGGCGCTTTGGGCTTGCTGACATAGATTACTTGTGCAAAATCACAAACGCTGTCGGGAGCAGGAACAGAACTGCCCTTCACATCCTTAATTCCCGTGAAAAGCAATCGTGCGTTTTCTTCAAACTCTTTTGTAGGAATCGTTTCCAATACGTTAGCAGATTCCTGCTCCTTTATGACCACAACAGAATTTGCTTCGTCAATTATGTATTCCAATACCTGCGTAGCTATTTCCTGCCTAATAACTTTTAATACATCTAAGTAGCTTTGGTAGTTCTTTTGGAGTAGCTTGTTAGCGGTGTATAATCTTCCTTCTCCCAAGAGCTTCAGCATTACATAGAATTCAGCCCATTCGCCTTTATTTAGCTTTTTGCCTTTAATTGATTCTACCATCTAAAACCATCCTTATCTTTTCGGCAATAGCTTCAATAACATTTACAGTTACACTGTTACCGAGTTGCTTATACAAATGTGTATCTGCCAACGGTAAAACGAAATCATCGGGATAACCTTGTAATCTCGCCCACTCACGAGGTGTCATTTTACGAATGCCATAAGGGTTAATTTCGCCCTTGATATGTGTGGTTGGAACAAGATTTTTTTGCCGGTTATCTACAACAAGATTTCTTTCCCTACCCATACCGCCGCAAACAATAGCGCCTGCAACGTCGCTCCAATCTCTGATTTCAAAACCAAAGCCGTTTCCTTTTGCTTCGTGACGTTTTTTGTGGGCGACAAGGGTATCTAAATACGTTGTGCTGAGATAATACTTCGCCGGCACTGGTTCCTCTTCACGAATATTCCAAAGCTCCTGTGTGGTGTCTGTCGGTTCCGGAAATTCAAAAGTTTTCGGTGCAATATCATTGCGGAAAGCAATCAGATAAATACGCTCTCTGTTTTGAGGAACACCGAAGTCTTTGCTGTTAAGTATTTTGTCAAATACTTTATATCCTAAATCCTCAAAGGTTTTTCTGATAATTTTATATGTACGTCCTCTGTCGTGAATAGTTAATCCCTTCACATTCTCACAAAAAATCACCTTTGGCTTATGGTAATCGCAGATACGAGCCACATCAAGAAACAATGTGCCTCTGCAAGTACCTTTATAGTCATCATCAAATCCCTGCTTACGGCCGGCCATACTAAACGCTTGACACGGGAAACCGGCAAGACAGATATCAAACTCAGGGATTTGACTTTCATCTATTTTTGTAATATCTCCGGCGATTTCAAAATTATCGTCAAAATTTGCCCGGTAGGTTTCCTGTGCCTTTTCGTCCCATTCGCTAACGAACACGGTTTCTATCTCATCCTTGAAAGCACGGTCGAAACCTAAACGGATTCCGCCTATGCCGGCAAACAAATCAATTGACTTATAAACCATAATTCTTACTCCATTTAATATCCGATAATCAATATTCCTTTTAAAGGAATAGAAAACTTATTACTGGCATACATAGCATCAAAAAATTCGCAGACTTTTTTGTAGTCGTCATTCTTTCTGTACAGTAATCTTACTGCGATGCATAGATAGTCGGCGTCGTCCATACAACACGATTCAAAGAAGTCTTTCAGAAACTGATAGTTTGTTACTGCTCTGCCGGCTTCAACTTCAATAACAATATTATTACTTGGATTAAATGCATCTGCTTCAAAGTTTAGTGATGGTTTACCGCATTCGCCGTATAATACAGGCATTTTGATCTTATCTTCGTCACGCTTACTTTTTTCAACGGAATATCCAATTTCTTCAAGTCCGTTTGCTATCGAATGCAATACTTCATCGCTTTTTAATTTGTGTTCAGACGAATTAATATGATTGTTGTTACGATTAAATACATCAATAACATTAAGTAAGTCATCTGTTATTCTTTGGTTCCTCGGAAAATATGACCACTTCATTTTATACTCCTAACAGCTGCTTCTATTTTATCGGCACAGCCTAACAAGTCTTTTTTGATCTCATTACCCCAAAATCTTAATACTATCCATCCCTCGGACGTGAGCTTTTCGGTTACCTCACGATCACGTTGCATATTCTTTTCGATTTTAGGTATCCAAAAATCACGATTGGACTTAATCTCTTTGTTTTTGTTTTCCCAATCATATCCGTGAAAAAACTCGCTGTCACAGAATACGGCAACCTTTTTGCCGATAAAGGCTATATCGGGTTTCCCGTAAACGGTTTTAGCGTTTTTTCTGTATCGTAAACCTCTGTGCCACAATTCTTTTTGCAGCATTGTTTCGATTTTGGAGCCTTTGTTTTTTACCGCTTTCATATTACGGCGACGTTGCTCCGGAGTATGATTGTCCATCCGTGTCACTTCTTGTCAGTTTATCTCTTTATTTTATCATATTTGAATTGTCTTATCAACCTTTAAATATGATGATTTTACGTTTGCTTTCAGCAGGCGTTATTTTTTTGCAAAAATTTTTGAAACAGACTTAAAAAATGACCTTTCCCATTGGGTATAGGTGAAGGGGATTTTTTAAAACTGAATATTGTACAAAAACAGGGTGATGAATTTGTGCAAAGCTACAAAAATAAAAAAGTTTCCTTATTAGGGTTCGTTTTTTCCCTCTCCCAGTGGGGATAAGTGGAGGGGGTTAATATGCGACTCATTGTACTGCGCAAAAATCGAATAGCTCTTTTGTGCAAAACGCAGATTTAGTAAAGAATTATTGATAAATCCCCCCGAAAGGTCTCATTTTGTCCATATAAGTGAAAGGCTTTTTTAAAGGAAGTGATGCCCACCGAAGCAAACCTACAACTGAATAGCTGCCAAGCGAAGGATAAACCGCCACGACCTCTACGGAGCGAGCGCAGCCGGAAGGCTGACGACACAGCGTCGAGCAGGATTGCCTGTCAGGAAAGTACGCTTTGGCAGTATGACACATAACATACAGTTTGATGTCACGCTTTTTAAGGCTCACGAGCCGCTCATAATGCGACCTCTGAGCGACGAAACGCACGAAGGAGAGTAATTATATTCCCCATCGCATTTTCAGACTTATTAAGCGTGACAGGAAAGGAGGTCAAATGCTCATTGAAATTAAGGCAGGACAGTTTCGGAAGGTCAGCCGCTTGGTCAGGCGGGAGTGCTGCAACTGTATGGACGGCAACTGTCTGTTGCTCGACGACGGAGAAACGCATACCTGTGTGCAGTTGATTTCCAAATACCACATCTTCTGCAACCATTTCAAGGACGCTGTGCTTCCTCTCGACAAGGAACTGTATCGGGTGCTAATCTGCGACAACGATTACAAGCGTTGTCAAAGCTGCGGCTCACGCTTTTATTCCAAGGCTCGCAACAAACGCTACTGCGATCACTGCGCCGAACGAATCAAGCGGCAGAAGGCAGCCGAACGTAAACGCCGTCAGCGTGAATGGCAGAAACAGCTCCTATATATAAATAACTAAATAGACAAATAAAAAAATAACTAACCGAAAAAGAAGAAGTTTACCTTAACACACCTACCTATATAGGCGGCGAATTTATCTTTTTTCGGGAAGTGGAAAGGAGAATCAAATGAACGACAACGCAAAGGTATTCTCGCTCATTGAGATGAGAGAAATGATGATCGACACCTCGGACTATCAGATGATGGAAGAAGCAGGAGAGTTTACCGGAATACTTGAAATGAAAGCGCAGGGACACAAGAAATCCATCCGTATTTTCCTCACGCTCGACGACGGTAGAAAAATCATCACACCGATTTTCTGGTGGCAGACTTACCTCGGCTTTTACTATATGCCGATAGGTACGAAGCTCCGACTTTTTTATTCGGAAAGTAGTCTGAACAAAATCTATCTCGAGAAGGTGGAAGTCATTGGACAGGAATAATGAAGCTAAGTTGAAAGCGGATTTGATTGTAGCCGAAGCTATGCAAAAACCTGACCGTGAAGGCTATCCGAAGTTGACCGAGGAGCATCCTTTTTTCGGAAGGCTGAGATATTTTATGGCTGATAAGTCACACTGGCTCGGAACGGCTACAGACCTGCTTAACGCTATTAACGATACTGCCACGCTGCCGAATACTGTTACGAAGTTGCTTAACAAATTTAGTATCGACCTGTATTTCAGTGACGGTATTGATGTACATTTCAGACGGACAAACCGAAAGAAAATCATCGAGCTCTATCGTTATCGGCGCAGTGAAAAACGAGAATAGCGTGACAGATTTGTTGACAGTTCAAGAATGAATGACAAATCTTAGCAAGCAGTGTGTTTGTACTCCCAAACACGCAAGCTTCGGTAACTGTGCACAGTCTTAGCAAGCAGACCATTCATACTCCCAAGGGAGTTGAACGGTAGTTGCCGAAGCTTAGCAAGCATACTGTTTTTACTCCCAACGGAGCAAAAACAGTGCAGCTTGTTAGGGAGAACCCTAATACCCCAAACAGGAAGGAGAAAGAAATGAGCAACAGAATCAAAAAGCAATTTTGGTTTACACCGGAGGAAGAAACTGAATTCAGAAGAAAGGTTGCATTGACAGGCTTACCGCAGTCAAGCGTCATCCGAATGTTAATCAAAGGCTATGAGCCGAGAGAGCGACCAGATGACAGATTCTTTCAGGCGATAAACTCACTAAACGAAATGATCCACACAGCACAAAAGCTTTTGGAAAGGTCGTACCAACTCGGTGTTGTTGACAAGGATACCGTCGAGCGTGAAATAAAACGCTGGGTGTATTTTATCAGCAATATTGAGAGCGAGTTTTTACGACCGGAGAAAAGTCCGATCAAGTGGAAGTAGAGAAAGGAGAACACTTATTGAAATATCAAACAACAGAGAATGTTCAAAGCATTCCCGTCAAAGAAATACAGCCATTCCGAAATCATCCGTTTACCGTGGCGGACAATGAGGATATGGCAAAGATTGTCGAAAGCATCGGTAAGGTTGGAACGATCACGCCGTTGCTCGCAAGACCGCTGTCGGACGGCGGTTATGAACTTATTTCGGGACATCGCCGCTTGGAAGCCTGTCGCAAGCTCGGACTTGAAACTATCCCGGTAATCATCAGAGAAATGACAGACGATGAAGCGGTGATCGCTATGGTTGACGCTAACCTACAGCGTGAGCATATACTGCCGAGCGAAAAAGCGTTCGCTTATAAGATGAAGCTGGAAGCGATAAGTCATCAGGGCAAAGCCTGTGGACAACTCGTCCACAAGTCAAGAGATACTGTTTCCGAAACCGACAGCGGAAGGCAGGTGCAGCGATACATTCGTTTGACTAAACTCATACCGCAGCTTTTGAAAATGGTTGACGAGGAACGTATTGCTTTCAGCGTCGGTGTAGAGCTGTCATATCTTGATGAATATGAGCAGCAGGATTTGCTTGAAGCGATAGAGCTTGAGGAGAAAACGCCCTCACTTTCACAGGCAATTGTGAGTTTTCGGAGAGAATAGGAAAAACCGTAAAAAGCCGTTAAAAAAAGTCAAAAATCTGAAAATGTAGAAAACAAGCCGTTTTTTGGGTGTAAAAAGAAATTACACTTTGAAAAAACAGCTTGTTTTTTTATTTAGTGCGAAAACGAAAAAGCCGAGCAAATCACGAAAAATTTGTGAACCTGCTCGGCTTTAATTTTTTAAAAATAACCTTTTAAAAGCGTTTAAAATGGCTTTAAATCGGCATAAATAGGATTTTAATATACTTTTATCTATACGATTAAAACATTTAAACAATAGGAACTATTTTAATTTTAAAGGGAAGTAACTTCCTATTCCGATGAAATCTATACTTTCAACATATTGAACTTTTTAATGTTAAAAAACCTGACAAGTTGAGTTATGTAAAAAAATACAATTAAATGAATATTTTTACATATTAAGTGCACCAAGCACCTTACCTACACAACGAACATCATCAAATCCGTGTAAAGGTATAGGCTTATAGGCTGGATTAAGTGAAACAAGCTCCTTTTTTCCTAATTTTTTAATATACGATTCACCGTTAAGTACGAAAACCCCGATTTCACCTTCAAATACACTTGATGTTTGTTTAACAAGCACGGTTTCACCGTTTGAAAATTTAGGTTGCATACTATCACCTGATATTTTTAACGCAAAATCAGCTGAAGTAGTCATATCATTTCGTGGAACAGTAAGCCATTCAGCTAAAATATCATCGCCAAGCCACGAGCCAGTACCTGCTGAAACCGGTGTTTCATAAAAAGGAATTACAATAGTGCTTTCAGCAACAGGCTTCTTCTCAGGAGTTATAAGATTAGTAATTCTTTTTAATACGGCAACTTCACCGTTGATAAATCTTTTATTGTGAAAACTATAATCGAACACTTTCCCGAAATCCGTTGCTGTTCGAAAATCATCAACATATCGTTCAATTCTACCTATCAATTCAGTTATTGTAGAAAACAAGTACTGTTTATCTTTGGCAAATAAAGCATCATTATATTGAATTCTTCTTAAAGAATATAAAACAGAATGAATTCTATCCAAGCTATGTTCATCAAGATCGTCACACATCTTCTCAAAATTAAACATAGATAAACTATGATTATCAAGAATTTCGTCTTTATTTGTTTCATCTCTGCTGAGTAAAACATCAACACTTACATTAAAATAATCAGCTATTTTTATAAGTGTTTTTATATCCGGTTCTCTTTTTCCTGCCTCATAAAGAGAAATGGTACTTTCAGAAAGCCCGAGAATTTTTCCTAATTCTTTCATTGATAATTTGTGTTCTTTTCGTAATTCTTTTAGTTTAGTCATAAGCTCAGCCCCTATTGTCATTATTATAAACTTTACTATTAGTAAAGTAAATTAAACTTTGCAAAATGTCAAGAAAAATCTTGACAAATAGTAAATAAAGGCGTATTATATACTTGAAACTTGACAATATGCAAAGTTAAGGACGGCGATTAAATGAAAAAGCGTGTTTATCTCATTGATTTGAGAAATAAAAAGGGGCTAACTCAATTAGATATATCTAAAAGTATGGGAATATCTGAGAGTTACTACAATCTTATTGAACAGGGACAAAGACAAAAGAATATGAACATCGCTATTTTATATGGTCTTTCTAAAGCATTGAAGGTATCAGTAAACACACTGGTAGATAAGGAAATAAATTTTGCAAGAAAAGGAGATTGATTATGATAGGTAAAACAATCAACAGATACAAAATAATCGGCAACATAAACAATCGTGTTGTTATGGCTCACAACCCAAATGCAGTTGAACCGTGGGTTGTATGGTGGCTTGACAAAGACGGAGATCCTTACAGCGGCAGTTACTTTGCGAGCAGAAATTCCGCTGCAAAAGAGTTTATGGAGAGAGCATTCAATGTGTAATAAAGTGAATCCTCGCTGTAAAGGTTGTGGACACCGCCGCCCGTTAAGCCATTGTAACAATAAAGGTTATTCAATTTGTTATTACATTCTCGACACGGGCGAACCACGAGACTGCACAGTCGAAGAATGTACGCACTACACCACTAAAGAATGTCATATAAAAGATGACTTATGGAAAGAGTAGATTTATTTGAAAGGAAAATTTTATGAAAAATTTAACTAAAATCGAAAAACTTGAAAAAATACTCAGAAAATACGAAATGAATTTTGACGATTTAAGACAGCTTAATGAATCTCAGATTAAAGCAGTAGAAACAGACTATTATTCAACTTATGGTGAATCAATATCAATAATGTTTGATTTTTAAGCCGAAACCGCCGTAAGGCGGTCAGCAGGAAATGACCTCCCTACTCTAATGATGGCAGGTCAAAAGGATGTGATTTTTTGATTTATCTAACGGCAAAGGAAGTTGCTGGGATAAAAGGTTGCTCTGAACGATATGTAAAAATGCTCATAAACAATGGAAGTCTTCAGGGTGATGAAACAATAAACCAAAACAACCGCAAAAAATATTTGATACCTTTAAATAAACTATCCCACTCGGAACAGCTTAAATACTACAAATCGCACGCAATAGCAATTCCTGAGGATTTGCTCCCCGAACGCAAGACGGAGCGACCCCACAAGGAATTTGATGAATTTTCGGCGGTACAGCGTGAAGAGATTGCCGAATGGATAAGGATACTTAATGCTTGGGATGAGTATTGTGCAACATCAAAGTTACAGAAAGTACCTGCAACCGAAAAATTTGTACAACTGCAAAAGGTCGCTAATCCCGACCTTAACATATCGAAGGGAATTTTGTACCGGAAAAAAAAGGCTTTAAAAGCCGATGATCTTGCAGGACTGCTTGACAATCGTGGAAGTTGGAAAAAAGGTACATCGTCAATCCCCGAAGAAGTGTGGCAATGCTTTTTAAGTTTTTATCTTGATGAGGCACAGCATCCTATACAGGCGTGCTATGAATACACCGAAATGTGGATTAAGCGAGAAGCTCCACAGCTATTACCACTCCCTGCTTACGCATCATTTTATCGCAAAGTACAAACGGCGATACCTAAACCAGTTGAAATTATGGGACGACAAGGTATGAAAGCCTTTAGGGACAGGTGTGCTCCGTACATACGCAGGACATACGAAGGAATGGCGTCAAACGAATGGTGGATTGCAGATAACCACACATTTGATGTGCAGACAAAGGGCGAAAACGGAAGTATCCACAGGCTTTATCTTACAGCGTTTTTTGATGCTCGTTCGGGTATTTTTACAGGCTGTTATGTGACCGACGCACCGTCATCGCAGGCTACATTGATAGCTCTACGAAAGGGCATAGTTAAGTACGGCATACCCGAAAACATATATGTAGATAACGGTCGAGAGTTTCTGACATTCGATGTCGGCGGACTTGGTCATAGATTGAAAAAGAGTCAAAAGGACAAGTTTGCACCGCCTCCCGTCTTTGAACGGCTGGGCATTAAAATGACAAATGCAATAGTACGAAACGCTAAGGCAAAAATCATTGAAAGACGATTTCGAGATGTCAAGGACAGGCTTTCAAGATTGTTTCCGACTTATACAGGCGGTAATGTAGTCGAACGACCGGAAAGACTTAAAAAGGTAATTAAGGACACCGACAACATACCCACGGATTATGAGTTTACGCAGGCAGTTGAGGATATACTAACCTACTATATGAATGAAAAAACTTACAGTGGAGCGGTAAGCTCAGACAGCGGTAAAAGCCGAATGCAGGTATATCGTGAACAGCTCAAGGAAAAGCGAGTTGCCTCAGAACTTGACCTTAACTTGATGTTAATGAGAAGCACAAGAAGTCAGAAAGTCGGCAGGCGTGGCGTACATCTTACTGTTGCAGGCGAGAAAATTGATTACTACAATGATGATCTCATCTTGAATCATTTCGGCGAATCGGTTTACTGTCGATATGATCCTGAGGATATATCCAAAGTCAGAATTTATGACCTTGATGATAACTACATAATGACCACTCCAACAGACAATGAAGCAGTTCTTGCCTACGGAGCATCTAAAGATGCAGTTGCTCAGGCACTCCGTAAAGTTAAGAGCCTTGAAAAGCTCACCAAACAGGAACTCAAGGCAAGTCAGATTACAGCATTTGGCAAAGAAACAGCACTCAATCTTGTGCTTGCAACCGCTGAGGAAAACAAAGCAAATGCCGAGGAAATCAATCCGAAGGTTATATCAGTACACCGTGCCGATGAAACGGCAGAGCAGTTGCCTATGGCGGTTGGTCAGTCAAACATCGTTACAATAGACAAAGCAAAAATGATAAGAAATCTTGAACAGCGACAAAAGGAGGAATAATAAATGTCGGTAATGTCAGCCAATCCTGAATTACAGAAAAAATTAAGGAACTTTATCGAAGAGTGCGGCTCACAAACCAAAGCCGCAAGGGCTCTCGGTAAATCAGCGGCAACCTTGTCAACCTATCTTAATGACCGCTATAACGGTAATTTAAGTGATTTTGAAAAGTTTTTAACTGAAACATTTGAAACCAAAGCCGCTGCAGAAAATCTGAAATCAGCTCAAGTGCTTAACAGCTACAAGCCTACAAGCATAAGCTCAGAAGTTTATGAAACAATCCGCTTGTGTCACCTTAAGGGCGGTCTTGCAATTGAGTGTGGCGATGCAGGCATCGGTAAAACAATGGCGTGCAAAAAGTATGCTGAAGATTATCCTGCAACAGCAATTTATGTGTCTGTAAATCCTTGCTTGGTAACTTTGAGTGCCTTTTTAAAACTGCTTTGCAGAACACAGAAAATCACCGCAACAGGTCGCAAAGATGAAATGTGGTTAAGACTTGCAGATAGCTTTGAAGGTGAACGCAAGGTACTCATCATTGATGAGGCACAGCATCTGCCGATTAAAACCATTGAGGCTATCAGAGCTTTTTTTGATAGCAACCCACAGCTTGGCATTTGCCTTGTCGGAAACATTGAAACCGTTACAAATACCGGCAAAAGCAAAGAAGCGTTCGCCCAGATTCGTAACCGTACAAAACTTACCGAAGTAAGGCATACATCAGCAATTAAAAACAGCGACATTGAGCTGTTGTTTCCTGCCGTTAAGTCCGATGAACGAGCAGTAAGTTTTTTACTTGGCATTGCAAGGTCTGAACAGGGCATCAGAGGAGCAAGCAATGTTTTTGGAAATGCCGTTGACAACGGAAACATCACCTATGAGGGCTTAATAGCAATGGCAAAAGCTATGCGTATCAAGGTGTTTTAAAGTGTTTTAAACAATATTTGGAGGGATTTAAAATGTCGTTAAGAAAAATTGTGTTACTGCTCTCAGCAGGGTTCAGCACGGGAGTAGTAATGACTGCCGCATTCGGTCAAGTGGGTGCAAGGAGCTTTACAGCAGGCGGAGAAATTTGCTTTGTGCCTATGGTGCTCCTGCTTGTATGGGTTGGTTGGATGCTCCGTGGCGAAAGCCGAAAAATTAAAAAGAGTAAAAGGAGGGGCAATAATGACAAAAGAAGAATGGAAAAAGGTTGACATAGCACTTACATCTGTATTTGCTCCGCCGGTTAATCTTAAAATTGACGGATACAAAGTATCTCTGAACCTCACTCAAAAATCACGATTCCAAAATGCTATTCTTGTTTATGTAAACGATGAATTTCGTGGTAAATGGCTTGCAGAGGATTGTGAAATCCGCAGAAGATTTTATTGCTGTAAAAAGCGGTCAGTTGTCACCGAAAAGGATTACAAACTTTACGGAGTTCGTAGCAAGAAAGCTAAGCAGGAACTTAAAGATAAGTTTAGTTACAATGAGTATTGTTCATACTGGACAAACTTTGAGAAAATGAAAAAACATTTTATTGCTAATAACAAAAGCATTGAATTTTATTAAATTTCGGAGGGATAACAATGGATAACTACAATATTCGTTTTGGAGAGGAAATCGGTGAGCAGGCAGGCTTAACAATGGTTGATTTGTTAGCGAAAAAAGCTAAAGCAGCTATTAAGCAAAAAAATGTTGTGATAATGTCAGTAGAATCTTCAGACGAGACGATTGAAACCATTATAACAGGCAGTGCGATTGACAGACTTGGAAGGTTAGGTACATTAACGATTGAAACTATACAAAATATAGAGAAAGATACTGACAAACAATATGCTAAGGCAATGTTATACGGCTTTGTCAGAGCAATACAAGCTGCTTTTGAGCGGATATAATCCGCTCGCCTTAATGCAACTCCCTATTGGGAACGGTCACAAGTCCGTGTAAATGCAGAGTGAGGATAAGCAAGATAATATTGAACAGGAGGTCAATTATGAAAACATCAAAGAAAATCTGTAAAAACGGCTCTATTACTCTGCCTAAGCAGATAAGAGGCGAAGCAGGATTGTTTCCGGGCAATGCTGTTGACATTGAAACAAGTACAGACGGCACTGTTACAATTAAACCGTCCGCTCCCTGTTGTCGCTTTTGCGGTACAGTTGAAAATGTAATCATTGCAGATAATGTTATCATCTGCCGCAAATGTGCCGAAAAATTACTTGCAAAGGTGGATAAAACAGATGACTGATTTAAAAAAGCAGATTGATGAGCTTGCAGGCATTAAAGCAGATATGAGCAAGCTCAAGGCACGCAAAGATAAACTCGAAGCAGAGATTATTATGCAGTGCTCGGAAGACCTTGAAAACACCAAATATAAGAGTGTCCATTATGCAGGCACAGAATCAGAGCTTACAGCGGTAACTTCGGAATCTCTCAAAATTACATACAACTCATTTTTGCTCTCAATTTTTGGCAAAGCATACAAAGATGCGGTTACGGAAAAGACAGAATATTCCCTCTCTGCTCCGGCAAAAAGAATGCTCATCGGTTTGTGGAAGGGCAATTTTGTAAGATGCACCGTCAAAGAAGTTATTGAACAGATGAACGGTGTATCTGATGACGAACGCAAACAGCTTGTCAAGAAATGCAAGGGCATTAACTACGATAAGGATGTAAACAACATTTTAAAGTTCACAAACCTTTCGGAGGACGATGCAAAAGAGTATGCCTACCTCATTTCAGAGGCGGCTGTATGGCAGGACTTCAAAAACCTGCTGACCGTCAACTGTATGGACGAAAGCCATATTGATGATATCCTTATGAAAATACAAAGCAGTTTTGTTGTTGAGGACAGCACAAAGATATCTTTAAGCTCTTTGGTTTGATGAGGTGTTTTGTATGTTAAAACCTCAGCAAACGCAAAGAATATACGCAATGGCGGCACGGCTCGGGGTATTAGAATCAGGCAACAAAAACGATATGCTGCACACGATTGTTTATCGTCTTACTCAAAAGGAAAGCATACGCAGTCTTGATGAGAATGAGTATAAAACGGTTGTATCTGAGCTTGCCGAGAGGCTTAAATTGCAGAATCTTACAGAGCCGCCGAAACCGTACAAAAAGAAAAAGTACGAAGACAGCGGCAGAGGAAAAATGTCAGACGGTCAACGCAGGAAGGTTTGGCAGTTGATGTATCAGCTCGAAAAATATGATACAGAGCCTACCACAGCAAAGCTCGGTGACAGGCTCTGTGGTATCATCAAAAAGGAGTTGAAAATTGACTGTACATCAAAACAGCCTTTTAGGTGGCTGACATATAATCAGGGTGTAACCTTGATTGAAAAACTTAAAAAGTACATTGACAGTGCTGCTCAAAGGAGGAAGGCTGGTGAAAATAAATCTTGATGATTTGGTAGGCACTCAAAGGGATATAGCGGAGATAATAGGAATTGAAAGCTATATTAAACTCTGTCAAACATTTGGCGGAGATACAATATATATCCAAAAATACAGCGAGTTACAAAAACTTGAACGCAACGCTGAAATCAAGGCAAAGTACAATGGATACAACAGCAGTCAGCTTGCAAGAGAGTATGATTTATCAGAAAGATATGTGAGAATCATATGCTCAAACGGTAACATTGATGGTCAGTTAAGTATTTTTGATGATATATAACAATGAAGAAAAAATAGGATATTCTTCCTCTACGGGAGTACGGATTTATAAGGTATTATTAAGTTACAGACTTAATGATACCTTATTTTTTTGGAGTAATATATTATGAATTTTGCAACAGACACTTGGTGGCTCTTCGGTCTTATTATTTCGGGAGCTATTGCGATAATTAGTTTTTTCTTAAAGCGAACAATTAACGAAGCAGACAGACACGATAAAGAAATCAAAGAGATTCAGCTATCGTATGTTACGAAGGATGAGCTGAAAGATGTGAAAACCGATGTCAACAAATCTATCGGAAAATTGCAGACGGATGTTGAGCAAATCAAGGACACCTGCCTTACAAAAAAGGATTATTATAACTCTATAAACGAGGTTAAGGACGAAATAAAGACACAAAACAAGCTCATTTTGGAGCTTTTAAGAGGAGGTAAAAACAATGACTAATGATGCAGAGGCATATATACAGAAAATCAAGGCAAGAAACTTTGTTCAGAACAACGGACAGATTTTGAGAACTATTAACATACTTCATGTGAACTATGAAAAACTGTCCGATGTTAAGTACGCAATCGGGAATGTATCAGAACATGACTTTTTGTCATCGGTTAATTACCTCTTTTTGTCGGAGTATATTTTACTTCGCAATATCAAAACAAAAGAGCCTGCTGACATTGCAGATGTGCCGTATGAAGAACTTGAGGCAAAACTCTCATCAAAGGGCATTAAGCTCCTCGAAGGTTCTGTTACCGATAACTCGGTTGAGGTTTAGTTATGGGCAGAAACAACCGCAGAGCTTGCGGAAAAATCGACAAATTGCCTCCTGACCTCAAGGACACTGTAGATCAGATGCTTGTCAGCGGACAGACATACCGTGAAATTGTGTCATATCTTGCGGAAAACGGCGAACAGTTGTCGCAGGCGGCAGTCAGCCGTTACGCATCACGCTTTTTGGCGAACGCACAGCAGTTACGAATTGCACAGGAAAATTTCAGAATGATACTCACCGAAACCGAGCGTTATCCTGAAATTGACCCTGCAGAGGCTATTTTGAGAATGGCATCACAAAAGGTTTTTGATGCCATATCAAAACTTGACGAAGGACAATTCGATGAAGTGTCTACCGAAGACCTTTTAAGACAGGCTACTGCCCTTGCAAGAGCAGTAACATACAAGCGTAAGACCGACACGGATGTTAAGTCAGACAAGCAGATTGCCCTCGAAGAAAATCAGAGCCTGCTTTATGACACTATCAAAAAGAGTAATCCACGGCTCTACAACGAGCTTATGGACGAAATCAACAAGCTCAAAGCAAAGGAGCAAGGACGATGAACATCAAGTGGTATGTTTTGTATGTAAACACAGGACAAGAACATGCTGTTGCGGAACAGCTCCGACATCGTGGTTATGATGCCATTGTGCCGATTGAAAACAAACTGATACGCTCAAAAGGCAAGTGGATAACCCAACCGCATATACTTTTTGACGGCTATGTATTTGTCCGTATGGACTATGAGTGGTCAAAGTATTATGTATTCAAAGGTATTCCACACATTATCAGATTACTCGGCGGCGGTACAAGTCCTATTCCTCTAACTGACAAAGAGTCTGAATTTATTCTAACTTTAAGCGAACTTTTGAAAACTCCCTCGGTGCTTAAATTTACTGACAATAATTACGAAACTGTCAGCGGATTTTTGGCTGAGAATAAAGATAAAATTGTGAAAGTACAGAAACGATACAAGAAAGCAACGGTCAAAATTACCCTTGCAGGTGAGCCGACTGAGCTTACAGTATCGTTTACCGAACAAATGCCCGAACAGACAGCGGATTGATTCGTCTCTGCTTGATGTGACACGGCTGACATACAGCAAAGCTACCGATAACCTCAAGTTAGCGGATGGCGGAGCTATACCTAAGTTAAAAACAGCGGTTTGTTCGTCCATGGATAATCCCTCCAGTAATTAGTTCATATGGCTGACATTTAAATTAACACCGCAAACCGCTGTTTTTTATATACATTAGAATGCTTTTAAACACCTTTTAACGGGTGTTTATTTTTATGCAAAAAAGAAAGAAGGTGCAAAATGAATAAGCTGTCAAAACTTGAACAACTGCTCAAGGATACAAACACAAAGCAGGAATTTAACATTGTTGAAGATTTAAAATCACTTGCTCTGTCCTATGGAGTTGTAAAATCAAGGGAATTTCGCAAAAAGTTAAATGCTTTAATTGCAAAATATGAAAATGATGAACTGACGGCAATTCGGCAGGCACTGATTAAAAAATGTCAGAACGGCGACACGCAGGCTATTAAGCTGTATGCGGATTACTTCAAGCCCGAAACAGTAGAAACCGTTGATGACGGATTGATTGAGGCACTCGAAGGTGCAGGCAAGGAGGCTTTTAAAGATGAAATTTAAGCCTTTTTCGAGAAAGCAGCTAAAAGTACTTAGCTGGTGGAAAGTTGACGGGATAAAGGATAAATATGATGCGATAATTGCAGACGGATCTGTTCGTTCGGGAAAAACCGTAAGCATGAGTATATCTTTTATCTTTTGGGCAATGGCGATGTTCTCGGACTGTAACTTTGCTATATGCGGCAAAACCGTAGGCTCTTGCAGGCGAAATGTTATTAAGCCTCTTATCAATATGCTCAAACACCGCTATGACATCAAGGATAAACGGTCGGAAAACTTGCTGATAATCAGCAAAGACGGCAAATCTAATACATTTTACATTTTTGGCGGTAAAGATGAAAGCTCACAGGACTTGATTCAGGGTGTTACGCTTGCCGGAGTGCTTTTTGACGAGGTTGCGTTGATGCCGAGGTCATTTGTTGAGCAGGCTCTTGCCCGTTGCTCTATCGAGGGTGCAAGGTTTTGGTTCAATTGCAACCCCGATAACCCTAACCATTGGTTTTATCGTGAGTGGGTTTTAAAGGCTCCTGAAAAGCACGCTTTGCGACTTAAATTTTTAATGGACGATAACCTATCATTATCCGACAAGGTAAAACAGCGGTATTACAGCCTCTACCAAGGCACATTTTACCGCCGCTTTATCCTTGGTGAGTGGGTTATTGCCGAGGGTCTTGTTTACCAAGATTACAATGACCATATTAAGGATAAGTTGTGGGACGGCAACCCTGATGAGCTTGTAGGCACATGGTACATATCAATGGACTACGGTACTATTAACCCTTGCTCAATGGGACTTTGGTGCGTTACCGACAAAGAGGCAATCCGTGTGGACGAATACTATTATAACAGCCGAAAAGAGGGCTATCAACGCACCGATGAGGAGCATTATGCGGAGCTTGAGAAGCTCGCAGGTGACCATTACATAGAATATGTAATTATTGATCCGTCTGCAGCCTCGTTTAAAGCCACAATCAAAAGACACGGCAAGTTTTATGTCAAGTCTGCTAAGAACGATGTTATCAACGGTATCAGAACTACAAGTCAGATGTTATCAAACGGCAGAATAAAAATTGGCGTGAAATGCACGGCATCTCAGGAAGAGTTTGGCATGTATCGCTGGGACGAAAAAGCCGAAGTAGATAAAGTGGTAAAAGAAAATGACCACGCAATGGACGATATAAGATATTTTGCGTACACGATTTTACGCAGAATTTTTAAATATAACGATTAGGAGGTGAGCGATTGAAAAGGCGTGCTAAATATGTATTTTTGAGTTGGCTAAGAACACTTGTAAACAAGCTATATCCTGACTATGCTACAAACAGTTACCAATATGACAACATGGAAGAAGCTATGGAGATATGGCGAGGAATCTATGCTGATGAACCCCCATGGAGTAAAAACTGTCACGGTAAAACGCTCAACCTCGGAGCTACGATAGCATCGGAGTTTGCAAGGCTCATTATGGTTGAGTTTGAGAGCAAAATAACAGGCTCTAAACGAGCGGAGTATTTGCAAAAACAGTACGAAAGATTAACGAAACAGCTTAGGGTAAAACTTGAAGAAGGCTGTGCGGTCGGCGGCATAATGTTTAAGCCATATGTCCGTAATGGTGTAATTCTTCCCGACTGTATCACGCAGGATAAGTTTATACCTCTTAGTTACAGTAATGGCATAATTACCTCTGCTGTGTTTTTCAATCAAGAAGTTAAGGGCAAGTATTATTACACGAGAGTTGAAAAACAAACTTACAGTTACGAGAACAAATCGCATACAATCGAAAGTCACTTTTTTGTATCATCAAGTCCTGACAATATCGGCACGGAAATGATTCTCGGAAAAATTAACAATGGAACATGGTCAAAGATTGATCCATACATTGTTATCAATGATGTTGACCGTCCTTTGTTTGCTTTTTGGGCTGTCCCGTTTGCTAACCATATCGAAAGTGACAGTCCTCTCGGTGTGTCTGTTTACAGCCGAGCAATTAAGTTGCTCAATGAGGCAGATTTACAATGGGACAGGTATTTATGGGAGTTCAAGGGCGGCGAACTTGCAGTTGATGTCGGAGAAGAAGTTCTACGACAGCGACCGGGTGAAAAGTCGCTCGAAACAGCGTCAACCCGTGACAGGCTTTTTCGCAGAATTAACATTGATTCTGATTCAAACAGTGAAAAGTCCTTCTATGAAGTTTTTAACCCTGACCTGCGTGACGAAAACTATTCGAGAGGTTTGAACGAAATCAAAAGACAGATTGAGTTCAACTGCTCCCTTGCCTACGGCACATTATCGAACCCACAAAATGTGGACAAAACAGCCGAAGAAGTTAAAGCATCAAAACAGCGTAGCTATACGGCTGTATCTGATATGCAACACTCACTTGAGGCGGTGCTCGAAGACTACATATATGCGTGTGATGCTATGGCTGATGCTTGTAATCTTGCCCCTGCCGGTGATTACGAAATCAGTTTTAACTGGGGTGACGGTGTGCTTGAAGATAAGGACAAAGAACAGGCAATACAGCTTAACGAGGTCAACAGCGGAATCCGCAAAAAGACCGATTATCTCAAGTGGCGTTACGGAGTAGATGATAAACAGGCGGCAGAAATGTTGCCTGAAAGCGGTGTGCAAAGTTTTTTCGATGAAGGCGGTGGCTCTTAATGCTCACGCCGGAACAGCTTGCTCATTGTGCCGATGATATCATCAACCTATATTCACAGCTTGAAGAGGAGATTGTCCGTGACATTGCTCGCAGAATTGCAAAAACAGGAACAATGACCGACACAGGTATATGGCAAGCACAGCATATGCAGGAGCTTGGTACTCTGCACTCTGATGTGCTGTCAAGCGTTGCAAAATACAGCGATAAGACCGAATCAGAGTTAAAAAAGCTCTTTGAAGATGCAGGTGTGACGGCTACGGAATTTGATAACGAGATTTACCGACAAAACGGCTTAAATCCAAAGTCACTCAAGGTGTCCGATGTGCAAATGCAATTACTTGAGGCAGGCTACAAAAAGACACAGGGCAATCTTAGCAATCTTACTCTGACCACAGCTGTGTCATCACAAACGAGCTTTATCAACGCTTGCAGTCTTGCTGAGTTAAAAGCATCAAGCGGTGCGTTTACTCCGCAACAGGCAATTGCCGATGCAATTAAACAGGTAGCTCAAGACGGAGCGTATGTAATCTATCCCTCCGGTCATCGTGACCGACTTGATGTTGCTGTACGGCGTAATGTTATGACAGGCATAGGTCAGACCACAGGTCAAATATGCCTATCAAATGCCCAAGAGCTTGGCTGTGACCTTATGGAAATTACCGCTCACGCAGGAGCAAGACCGAGCCATGCCGCTTGGCAGGGACAGATTGTAAGCCTGAGTGGTCAAAGAGGTTACTTGTCATTATCTGATATTGGTTACGGCACAAGTGACGGATTTAAAGGCTGGAACTGCCGACACGATTGGTATCCGTACTTTGAGGGTTCGTCCCGAATGTATTCGGATAAAGACCTTGAAGAACTGAACGCTAAAAATATTGAATACCCTGACGGCTCAATGCACACGCTGTATGAGGCAGAACAACAGCAAAGAGCTTTTGAACGCAAAATCAGGGCAACCAAAAGAACACTTGCCGCTTGTGATGAGGCTTTGAATAACCTCTCTGATGAAGAGCTGTTACAAAAGTTAGAAAAAAATTTCAGCCATTATTCCGTTAAGCTGAAACGGCAGGAATCAGAACTGAATAGCTTTTGTAAAAGAACAGGATTACTCAAAGATAATTCACGCTCACAGGCTTACGGCTTTGGCAGAAGTACGGCTCAAAAAGCGGTGTGGAGAAATAAAAAGCAAAAGATTAGTGCGGCGGCAAATAGTGCTATTAGAAACACAGGCAGAGTTTTGGAATTTAATGGTAAAGCAAGTTTTTGTATTGATATTGAGGGATATAACAAAAATGTAACTAATGGATTATCATCTGCAAGTAAAAATGTCGCTAAATTAGGGTCAAAAGACGGTTTAGAACATTTAATATTAGTTGATTTATCAACTGGGGCATATGCTTATTCGGAGAAAGGAAACGATGTATCGGTTGGATTTGACGAATTTAGAAATTTTATCAAGGAACATCCAAATCAGAAATTTGCTTTTGTGCATAATCATAATACTGATGGGTATTTTTCTGAAACCGACATGAGAACACTTTTGACAACAGATAATATAGAAATGTTTGTTGCGGTTCGTATTGACGGTGTCATATATGTTGCTGAAAAAACACAAGCTGCTCCCAATTACGCTCTATTTGACAGACTATTTCCTGATGAAATTTCGGAGTTGAATTTGCAATATAAAAATGGTATAATAACGGCTGGTGAACGAACAAGAAAACGAGAAGAAATTATTGTTGATGGATTGCTTAAAAAGTTTACGAAGGGATTGATTGAAATTGAGTAATAATTGGGCTACAGGTACATTGAAAGAAGCTCCATATTGGAGAGAGAATATGTCACCAGAAGAGTATGAAATTGAAAGAGATTATTTTAATGATCATCTTGAAGATTTTTATAAAGGTACTTATGTACCGCTTTGGAAACAAAAGTTAGCTTAAATTTGACTATATTGGTTTTTACTGCCAAAAGGTAAAGTTATATAGTCGAGTTGAATAAAACAGAATTAAACGAATTTAAACGGGTATTAAAGGGGTGTTTGAAACATCCCTTTTACTTTTACCCTTATTTTTACGATTAGAAGGTGTTTTTATGGCTAAATACAGAAAAAAGCCCATTGTGGTAGAGGCAGAACGCACGGATAAAACAGTTGTAATACACGCCCGTGAGGGTGATATGACAGCAAGTCCGGGCGATTACATTATCACCGGCATAAACGGTGATAAATATCCTTGCAAACCCGACACATTTGAAAAAATATACGAACCAGTAGAATAAAACAGGTTATAAGCTCCCGATTTTCGGGGGCTTTTAATATTGCTCAAATATCTGAGCATACACACAATTGCTAATAAATTGAAAGGAGCAAACAAATGGACTTAATGGAAATTTTAAAAGCCCTGTTTGGTGACGAGGCATTAACCTTTGAACAGTTTGCCGAAAAGGTAAACAATGCGGCAGATGTTAAGCTCGGCAACCTTGCAGGCGGTCAGTATGTCGAAAAGGACAAGTATGATGATGTGTCAAAAAAGCTCGAAACTGCAAACGCTAATCTTGAAGGTTATGACCCCGATTGGCAGAACAAGGTTAAGCAGGCACAGCTTGACGGCGACAAAAAGCTCAATGACTACAAGTTTGAGCAGGCGGTTGAATCTGCCATCAATAACGCAGGTGCGGCTGACCTCGTGTCGGTCAAGGCTAACATTGATATGTCAAAGGTATCTCAGACTGAGGACGGCAGTATCACGGGACTTGACGAACAGCTTGCAGAGCTGAAACAGTCAAAACCTTTCCTCTTTAAGTCAGAGGAAGAACCCAAAAAGAAACTTGACCTCGGCGGACCCACAGGCGGAGCAAAAGCAAAGTCCGGTTCAAACCTCAAGTCTGCCGTTGAAGACTATTACAAGAAATAAGGAGGACACAAAATGCCTATTACATTAGCAGAAGCAAGTGTCGGCAGAGCTGACAAAGTTACACAGGAGGTTATTGATACTCTCCGCCGTGGCTCACAGTTTATGGATGAGCTTACTTTTGATGATTGCGTTTCACCGGGTGTCGGTGGCTCAACCATGACATACGGTTATTTACAGTTGCAGACACCGTCAACAGCGGCAGGCAGAGCAATTAACAGCGAGTACACAGCGAATGAAGCCAAGAGAATCAAAAAGAGCGTTGACCTTAAAATCTTCGGCGGAGCAAGCGAAGTTGACCGTGTTGTGCAGGAGGCAACCACAAACGAGATTGCGTTCCAGCTTGAACAGATGACAATTGCCACGAAGAACCATTTTCAGAACTGCTGTATCAACGGTTCAAAAACTGACAAGGCGGTTGATTTTGACGGTCTTACAACTCTCCTCAAGGGCACAGGCACTGAGTACAATGCAGGATCTGATAAGACGGTAGTTGACCTTTCGACAACTGCAAATCTTACAAGCAATTATCAGACAATGATTGACATGCTTAATGAGTTTATCGGCGGCATTGACGGCAAGCCTACATTTCTTCTCGGCAACAGCAAGCTGATTGCCAAACTCAAGAGCGTAGCTCAGCGTGCAGGCTATCTCACAAGAGCCGAGGATGCTTTCGGTAAAACTGCTCAGGGTTATGACAATATTATTTTTTACGATATGGGCAACTACTTTGACGGATCTAAAACAGCACCTTGTGTGCCGATTTACGAAACAGGTGCATCAAGCTCAAAGGTGACAGGTCTTACCGACCTTTATGCCGTACAGCTTGGTCTTGACGCTTTTCACGGTGTTTCCCTCAGCGGTTCGTCAATCATCAAAACATATATGCCTGACCTTACTGCCCCCGGTGCGGTTAAAAAGGCTGAGGTTGAAATGATTGCCGCTGTTGCTCTCAAAAACACAACAAAGTGCGGTGTTTTCCGTAACATTAAGGTATCTTAAAAATGTATGCGGATTATGCTTATTACAAGGATTCTTTCGGCGGTGCTTTAACCGCCGAAGAATTTAACCGCTATGCACGCAAGGCGGAACGCTTTCTTAATTATGTCGTTATGGGAAAAATTTCCGAAGTGACCGAGCCTGTGAAAAACGCTGTTTGTGCCGCCGCTGAGGCGGTTGCCGAAATCCGTGAAGGTGTGGCAAATATCCCTCAAGGCATTAAGTCTGAATCAACGGACGGTTACAGCATTACATACAGAGATTATAGTGCCAATGAGCTTGCAGAGCGTGAAAAAAGGGCAATGTACAAGGCTATTAAGCAGGAGTTAAGCGGTACAGGTCTTTTATATCAGGGGGTGAGATAATGCTCACAAACAACACACGCATTACTGTGTTCACATCAAAAAAGCAAGGTCGTGAAACCTTTTGGTTTGCGACTGTTTTGGACGGAGTTAATTATCACGGTAGGGATCAGATTATTGTTGCTGACAAAAATGTGTCTGCATCTGATGAGTATGTAATCCGTATCCCTGACAGCGTTTTGCAGACTACTCACTATGTTGACCCGTCAACATACAAGTCCTTACCGCTTGGCGAGAGTGACAATTGCTACACCCTCAAAAAGGGAGATTATGTTGTTAAAGGCTTGGTTGACCTTGATGTAATCACCGTTAAGGACATCCTTGATGCAGGCGGTCAGCAGATTACGCAGGTTACTGATAATCTGTCGGCAAGTGCCTTTTCAAAGCATATTAAATTGGTGGTTAAATGATTATTAAACTGCTTTTTAATACTACTGATACTATGCTTAAAGACCGTGGTCTTGAGCCGAGTGGCAAGGTTCAAAAAATTGTGGACAGCGAAGTCCTTCGCCGTTCTACTCCATATGTACCTTTTAAAACCGGCAATCTTATCAAGAGCGGTATCCGTGGCACAAAGATAGGTAGTGGTGAGGTAATGTACGATATTGTATATGCACATACCAATTACTACCTAAATGCAGGCAAAGGCAAACAAGGTACTGCAAGCGGTGGTCTAAGGGGCAAGTTTTGGTTTGAGCGAATGAAAGCAGATCACCTTGACGATATTATAAAAACCGCCAAAGAAAAAAGCGGAGGAAAATAGAAAATAATGGAAACATCAATCATTAAATCATTGTTTAGGTGGTTTGCCGATTGCGATGTATTAGAGGTTGATAATGACCTTAATGTTGACTATCTCGGCGAAGACCCCGAACAGTACAGCATTGAGGTTGTGCCGTGCAAAACTGTACTAAAGCAGTACATTGACGGCTCTGCTAAATGCCAGTACCTCTTTATCTTTGCAAGCCGTGAAAATTACAGTCCGGACGAATCAATCAATATGGCAAATCTTGAATTTTATGAAAGATTACAAGAGTGGATTGCCGAACAGGACTTAAACGGCAAACTGCCGAAATTGCCCGAAGGTTTAACCCCTTTATCCGTTAAGGTGCTGTCATCGGGGTATGCAATCGACAATGACACAAAAACAGCACGATATCAAATACAGTGCCAACTTAAATATACTAAAATTGGAGGTAAAAAATAATGAGTGAAGTAATCAGACAGAGGCGTATGCAGGCGAATTATCTTGACTGCGGCGGCACAAACAAGTCGCCGAATTTTTCGCTCCTCGGTGTAGGTGCAAAAACTCTTGATGAGTCACCTGCGGCTCAGACTAAGAGCCGTAAGTATGTCTGCGACAAATCTGCAACAAAATCAATCAGTGGCTATGATTGGACAACAGCGTTTGAGGTTGACCAGATCAGAGAGCAGGACGCTATCAATTACATCATCAATATCGGTGAGAAACAGCTTGTGGGAGCTGATGCCGAAACAGATTATGCTATCGTTGACCTTGACCAGCCTGTTGAAGGCGGCAGTAACAAGACCACATATCATGCACGCAAAATCCGTGTTGCAGTCGAGGTGGCAAGTTTTACAAATGATGACGGCGAAATGGGCTGCAGTGGCAATTTCCTTGCAAAAGGAGATCCTGTCGAGGGTACTTTTGACACAGCCACAAAGACATTTACAGCAAAAACTTCGGAGGTATAAAATATGGTTATTAACGGTGTAAATTTACCTGACATTGATGTTGCCGATGCACTCGTTATGGAGCGTTACGAACACGCTCACGATAATGTGGCGAAGGCAATGAATGATTTACAGCCCGAGGGCAAACGCCAGTCAGAGCTTATCCGTGCTCAGTGTACGGCTGTTTTTAACTTTTTTGATGAGGTTTTTGGTGACGGTACAGCTAAAAAGGTTTTCGGCGAAACCGTAAACCTTACAACCTGTATCAATGCCTACGAGGATGTCATCAAGGCTGTTAATGCTTTCGGCTCAAAGCTCGGTAGTATGTATAAAAGCAGAGCAATTGCAATGAACAACAACCACAGGGGCAAAAGGCATAAGCAGTACAATCATTACAAAAAGACACTTAAACCGGCGACAAAGTAATGAATCTGCTTTGTGACAAAACACCCGATACAATAACCGTGTCGGGTGTAGATTATAAAATCAACACCGACTTTAGAGTGTGGATTAAATTCGAGCTTATACTTACTAATCAAATTGATGATACACTATCGGCTGAAATACTCGCAGAAATTCAGAAGCTTGTATTCAGAACACCTTGCCCGATGAACGAAGAAACAGTCGAGGCTATTTTAAACTTTTATCGCTGTGGAAAACCACCCGAAAAGCATTCAGGCGGTGGCAATGATAAAGCTGTATTTGATTACGATTTTGATGACGGCTATATCTATGCGGCATTTTTAGAGCAGTACGGCATTGACCTCAACGATGCAAATTTGCATTGGTGGAAGTTCAGAGCATTGTTTATGTCATTGCGTGCCGATTGTATGTTTACAAAAATTTTAGGTTATCGCAGTATGCCGATTACCCCTAAAATGTCAACGGCAGACCGCAATTTTTATCAGCGAATGAAAAAACTCTATGCCCTGCCTCTGCCGCTGTCGGTGCAGGAAAAGTATAATGCGATTGAAGAGGCTTTGTTATCAGGAAAATCAGTTGACGAACTTATATAGATTTTGTATAATGTGTATATAAAATTTATTGAGGTGGTACAGCTATGAAAAAGATTCTATCCTTTATAACTATTGCATTGTTAGCATTGACTTGCACAGCCTGTGGAGCTAAAAACGACCCGTCAGGAATCAGCAAAGATGAGTTTGACCAAATAAATATGGGAATGACCATATTTAAAGTTGAAGAAATTGTTGGCGGAAAAGGTACTAAGATATCAGAATCAAAAGACGAAACTGATGATTATTATATAAATACATATGTATATAAATTTGAAGGCGAAACCAGCGGTTACGCTGAGTTTGAATTCACTTCTAAAGTACCGAAAAATGAATTAGATTTAAGTGTTAAAACAAAATTAACAAGTAAAAATCAATATGATTTATCGTAGGTGATAAATTGAAAAACAAACAAAAAATTAAATGCCCTTTTTGCGGTTACGAAATGCCCTTATTTTACTTTGACAAATCGTCAAGGTGTAAGGGCATTTTTACATACTGTAAAGGGCGTAACTGTAAAAAGCTATTTGAAATCGTATTAAACGATAAAAAATAATCAGGTCAAGTAGAGCCATTGGATGCCGATGACCTCACAGTAAAGGATGTGAGATATTGGCATACGATGGCTCTATTAAAATTGACACCAAAATTGATACCGGTGGTTTTAGAATAGGTATTGATAAATTAAAAGGACTTGCCAAAACAGGTGTGTCTGCAATAACAACAACGCTTGCCGGTATAGCTACAACTCTTGGAGCAGGAGCAACAGCAGCGGCAACTGTCGGTTCATCTTTCGAGGCGGCTATGTCGAAAGTATCGGCTATCAGCGGTGCAAGCGGTAAAGACTTGCAGAGCCTTACCGACAAAGCCAAAGAAATGGGAGCAAAAACAAAGTTTTCTGCTTCCGAATCAGCCGAGGCTTTACAATATATGGCAATGGCTGGTTGGAATACTAAATCAATGCTTAACGGTATTGACGGTATAATGTCACTTGCCGCCGCAGACGGTCTTGATCTTGCAACAACCTCTGATATCGTCACCGATGCAATTACAGCATTTGGACTTAAAGCTTCTGACAGTACGCACTTTGCCGATGTACTTGCAAAAACCTCAAGTTCTGCAAACACCAATGTTTCAATGCTCGGCGAGAGCTTTAAGTATGTAGCCCCTCTTGCGGGTGCTATGAATTACAGCGTTGAAGATGTATCTGTTGCACTCGGACTTATGGCTAATGCAAGTGTTAAGGGCAGTATGGCAGGCACAAGCCTTAAAACTGCATTATCCAACCTCGCTTCCCCAACGAAGGAAATGAAAGAGGTCATGGATAAATACAAAATCAGCATGACCGATGCCAACGGCAAAGCATTACCGCTCATTGATGTTATCAAAGAGTTAAGGACAAAGTTCAGCGGTTTGTCCGAAACAGAACAAACAGCCGCCGCAAGTACTCTCTTCGGCAAAGAGGCTATGTCGGGTATGCTTGCTATCATCAATGCGAGTGATAAGGATTTTAATACACTTGTAAAAAATATTGATAATGCAGACGGCTCAGCTAAGGCAATGGCTGAAACGATGCAGAACAATCTGCAGGGACAGATTACGATTCTTAAATCAGGACTTGAAGGCTTGGGTATAGAAATATACGAAAGTATGTCCGAACCTCTGACCGATGCCGCAAAGGAAGCTCAGAACTATGTCAATAGGTTAACCACGGCATTTACCGAAGGTGGCTTGTCGGGAATGATTGAAGAAGCTGGCTCTATTTTCGGTGAGCTTGCAACAAAAGCTGTTGAAGCCGCACCTAAGATGATTGATGCAGCTATGTCATTTTTACAGGCATTTGTTAATGGTATTGCAAATAACTCATCAAAACTTGTTAAAGCGGCTATAAACATCGTAAAAACATTGGTTAAAGGCATAAGTGACCGTGCTCCTAATCTACTGTCTGCGGCAAAAAGTATCGTAGATGCTTTAACTAAAAACTTAGTTAAGTTACTGCCAAAAGAACTGCAAGCCCCCGTTAAAGAGGCAATTAACACTATCAAAAAATCCTTTGAAAATGGCGGCCTTAAAAAAGCTATCAATACAGTTAAAACCATATTGATTAACCTCGGCAAAACTATTACTAACATTGCAAAAGTGGTTATACCTCCACTGGCAAAAGCTATTGATATTGTCGCTGACAACCTTAATATACTTTTGCCAATTGTGACAACTGCCGTCACGGCGTGGAAGGCTTGGCAAATCATATCAGCAATTACTGCTCTTGTGAAAGAGCATGCCGCATCCGTTACCGCCGAAAGTCTTGCTGAGGCGGCATCACTTGGCACTATAACGCTTAAACAAATTGCAGTCGGTGCATTAACAGGTGAAATCACGCTCGCAACAGCTGCACAATATGCGTGGAATATGGCAATGTCACTTAATCCTGCCGTGCTTATCTTGACAGGTATTACAGCTTTGACAGCAGGCATTATTGCGTTTTCTGCCGCTAACGGTGATGCAACTCAATCAACGGACGATCTTGCAAGTGCGGAGGCTAATTTACAGTCGGCAAACGACAATCTTGGTTCGTCATATGAGGATATAGGTTCAAAGTTTGGCGATTTTATGAGTAAGATTGAAGGTTCAGGCAGTATCTTTGATAACTTCAATGAAAGCATCATTATTTCCGATGATGAAAAACAAAAGTTGTCCGAAAATATGGACAATGTTCAATCCGAAATTACAGAGATTTGTAAAACTGCCTCGGAAAATCGAAAAGAATTAACCGGCGGTGAAATTCAAAGACTTGAAGACCTTTTCGCCAAAATGCACGAACTTGCGGATCAAGAACTTGCTATTGAAGAAGCAAAGCAAGGGGTTGTTACAACTCAGGCTAAAGCTCTAAATGAAGCATCTGATTTATCGCTTGAAGAATATACTCAAAGAGCACAAAAACTTACCAACTCTGCCGAAGAAACTCGTACAACAGTAATTGATAAAGCATACGAGCAATATACCGAAGAGGTAGCCTTGCTTGATTTGAGGTTGAAAACGGATAGTGATTATTCGCAGAAAGAACATGATGCTGATGTTAAAGCCGCAGAAGCAAGCTATCAGCAAGCTGTTAGTGCAGCTAATAAAGAGGCTGGGGATACTCTTAAAATTATTAAAGACGGTTATTATAATCGTGCAGAAGCGTTGAAAAGTACAACTAAAGATTTAAAAGAATTAAATCAAGATGAAAGTGATGCCGAGCAAACGCATAAACAAAAACTTATTGATATAGCAAGTAATTATAATACTGAACTTTATAAAATAAGCAACAAAAATTTAACTGATACTCAAAAATCTCTTATGGCAGGCACTGCACTTAGAATCAAAGAAAAAGCCGAAGAAGAAGAAAATGCAAGGTACAGCAAAGAACTCGGTGAAATAAGAAACAAACAAGGCAAGGCTTTATCTGATGAAAAATACCAAGATCAGTTGGTTGCATTTCTATCTTTAATGGGTTTGTATGAACAATATACCGGAGAAACAGATACAAAAGCTAAAGGAATAAATTCTGCATTTTTAGGAGCGTTTGATAACCTTGATGAAGACACTAAACAAAGCTTTATAGATGCTATGGAAGGAGCGGAAACTGGTTTATCAGAAAAACAGGATTCGCTTTATTCTAAGGCCTCAGAAATTTCAGGCAGTGTTATCAATATTTTCAAGAAAATGTTTGATGAACACTCCCCCTCAAAAGTGTTTAAAAAGATTTTCGGCTACACACTCGAAGGCGGCGAAAATGGACTTGATGCCGAAGCTCCGAATCTATATAAGCAGGCGGACACGGTGGCATCAAAATTTACCGAGCGTATGCAGGCAGGTGTTTCAGCTGACGGTTTAGTCAGCAAGATGAGGTTGGCTGTGTCTGCAGGACAGTCAATGCTTAGATCCAAATTCACGGCTGATGTCAACCACAATGTCGAGCTGATGAGCGAGGATAACGAGCGTAAGTACAGCCTTAAAGGCGATATTCACACCTCAATTAATATTGACGGTCGAGAAACAGCTGTGGCACTCACGCCGTATGTTTCTGAAGAACTTGCATGGGAGGACAGATAAAATGCTTAACGAAATGACAATAAACGGCGTTGATATTTCTGCATACAATGCTCGCTTACAAAGTTATTCGGTTAGTGGTACAACCGTTACAAATAACCTTTCTGCCTCTCGCAGTTTTTTGACTGCACCAACCTTGTTTTCGGCTGTCCCCGGCACAAGGACTTTGTCTTTGACCTTGACTTTTTACCCTCACTATTTTGGTGACAATGCAAAAGGCTTGACGGTATCAGACCGCCTTGCAATAGCAACCGAAAATATAACCGCATTTGAGGGCTTGCTTGTTGGCAAAGTAGTTGAAATTTCTCTCCCTGACGGATTTATTTATACGGCAATTGTCAACAGCATTGCCGCCGCAACTTTTGATAGCAGTGGTGAGCATGATGTTACATATACATTTAATGCTGTTCGTCACGCAAAGCCTATCAGTGAGATTATAAAAGCAAACAGCTATATGATTTGCAAGTCAAACACGGCTACACTACCCATAATTACAGCTGTGTATGCTAATACAAAATCTGAGGTAATTTTGCAGGGTGTTACTATCAAAAATATAACAGTCGGCACAAAAATTGTTATTGACAGCGTGTCAGGATTAATTACTGCAGACGGCAAAAATAAGTTTGGCGACAGTGATTTGATTGATTTCCCTGTTCTGCAACCGGGCAAAAATCAGATAACATCGTCTGCATCTGATGTCAGCATAACGGTGTCTTACACGCCAATTTACATTTAGTTTAGGAGGTGTTTAAGATGTTTTTAAAGGTATTTTACGGTGATGATATTAAGGTGTATCGTGACATTGATAATACCTTTTTTCGTACTCGTTCAGAGGACGGTTTGATGACTTTGCAGTTTGATATCTCACCTGACCACGAATTATATAGGTATTTTGTTTTGTATGGTACGGTCGAATATGACGGACAGCGTTATCTTATCAACGGCATTAACGAGCGTAAAACAGTAAGCACGATAACCTGTGAGCTTGACCTCACGGGACTTAATTATAATGTTTACCCCACTTATAACAAAAGCACCGTAAGCTTTGCAAGCGTATGCTCGGAGATTTTAAAAGGCACAGGTTGGACTGTTGTTGATGCCGACCTCGTAGCCGCTCGCCGCACCCTTGAGCTGACTGATGTAACCACGCTTGACATCCTCGATTATTGCCAAAACTCGACGGCGTATAACACTCGCTATCGTTTTGATACGATTAACAAGGTCATCTATTGTATAAAGCCATACAATAATACCGAGCCGACAGGCACTTACTTTACCGATGAGCTTAATTTGAGCGATATGACTTACAAAGGCAGTACCACAAGTTTGGTTACAAGACTTTATCCTTATGGTAAGGACGGCTTGAGTATTGCAAGTTTAAATAATGGCAAAGCCTACCTTGAAAATTACAGTTACACTGATAAAGTGGTTTCTGCTATATGGCGTGATGAGCGTTACACAAACAAGCAAACTTTGCTTGACGATGCCAACGCAAAACTTGCCGTGCTTGCTGTACCTGAGCAATCATATACAGCTAAGGTGATTGACCTTGCAAAAACGTTGCCTGACACATACGGTGATGTGCTTGCCTTTGATTTATATGATGTGGTTACTCTGATTGACCGTAAACGCAAGACAAGGATTAACTACCGCATTGTAGAGATTAAAGAATACCCCGCCGATGCAACACTTAACACGGTTACTTTATCAACCGTGCCAGCCAAGATAACAGGGAAGTTGCAGACCTTGCAAAACAAGGTTACCGCTCTTGACGCACAAACTTTGCACGACCATAACAAGGTAAATGAGATTAAACAGGACTTAGACACAACCGTTCTTCATGTGTCCGATTCGTGGGCAAGTTCGCTCAACAGCTCGGTGATTACACAAACCGCCGAGGGATTATTTTTTGAAGTCAACAAGGTTGTCGGTTCGGACAGGTGGGGTACTCTTCTCCAACAATCTGCCGATGACATCAAAATTGCTTGGAACAAAATTTCAAATTACATAAAATTTGAAAATTCACAGCTAAATGTGTACAATTCCCAGAACACAAAGCTGATGAGCTTGTCATCAACAGGATGTGATATTTTTGATAATAACGGCAAAAAGCTAATGTCGTTAAATTCGGTAGGTCAAAATTTTTACTACAAAGGCACTAAGGTAGGTTACATAGGTACCGGTTGTTATGGTTCTGATACTTCAAAGCGTGACCTTTCGTTTAACCTTGAAAACGGTTCGGCATTTATGGATTGGTGTTATCGTATGAAATCAACTGATTCTTCATACACTCTTATTTTTACATATGCCGCTCAAAAAATCGGTTCGCTTGAAGCCAATCAGTTACACACAGGTTGTGACCTTAACTTGCGGAATCATTATTTACACAACGCTATTTTGAATGATTGGGGCTTTAAAGGCGGCTCTATTACAGACACTTTTTCGGGTTATTATGTAACATCATTTAACAGCAATGGTACAGCAGCAACTTGGAAAGAGTTTAAAATGACCTTCAAAAATGGCATTCTTCAATCGTTAACTGCTTAGGAGGTAATTAAAATGGATTACATAATCAATACGAAGGAAATTGCCGAAACGGATAAATCAAGACCGGCAGAACGGTCTGAAGAAATTCACTCAAAGGAGGATAAAAATGCAGACGAAACTTAGTCCATTAGCATTACAATCAGCTCGTTCAGAACTTATTGCCGCCGTTAATGCAATTGTAAGTAAATACGGCTTCCCGGCAAGCCTTATTGACGGCATAATGTCATCAGTGCTTGTGGATATCAAATCACAGGTAATCGCAGAACTCACAGGCGAAGCTACAACAACGGAAAAGGAGCACGCCGATGAATGAATATGTTGCTAAAATTACGCTTGATTTAAACTGTCAGGCTACTCCCATAGTAATCTCAGCAGGGCAATATGACATTGGCAGACGGATTAAAATTAACCTTACCGCTGATGGCGAAGCTTATGATGCAACAGGTGCGACAGCTGTGTGCAAAGGTAAAAGCGGCAGTAACTATTTTGCTGTAAATGCTACAATAGCAAAAAATATTGTTACTGTAACTACAGATAAGGCTATGCTTTCATCCGCCGGCAGAACGGTTGCTAAAATAGTGCTTACAGACGGTACTCGTACCTACTCTACACAGCCGTTTGTAATAAACACTCACGGCGATTATGACGGTGATATTACTACCTCTGACTATTATCCCGAATTATTAGACATATTGTCCCGTGTCATTGCTCTGACCGAGAGTGGAGCTGTGCTTACCGATACTGCACTGGATGCTAAGAGCGTTAATCCTGTACAGAACAAAGTTCTTACAGCTATTATAAATAGCAAGGCAAATAAGGCAACAACACTCGCAGGGTACGGAATTATGGACGCATATACGAAGGAAAGAACAGACCAAAAACTTGCCCAAAAGCTCAATTCAATGCCGTTTGACAGTGAACCCAAAAATAATAGTCCGTGTTATCTGACAAGCGGTACGGTTTACAGCGCTCTGCTTGTTAAAGCAGATAAAACCGCCTTGGCAACTAAATACGATTCGTCAAATATCGAACTTGGTACAGCTACTCTTACTCCGTACTCTACTCAGATTGATAAAATAAAATCTGCAACTTGCCTTTATGAAAAAATTGGCGATATCGTTATTGTCAATGTCACCGTCATTATGAACGCAACATCTTTAGGCGGAACATCTTCAATATCTTTGCTCAATATGCCTTTCTCAAACAAATCGGATGTGATTGTTCATGATATCGGCATAAGCAAAAACGGCGGAATGTTCAGAGGAAGTGCAAGTAAATCAGCTTGGCTGCAGTTTACTCCGCTCAATAAACAGGCTTATAATTTCGTCGCTGATGAGCAGGTAAACTTTTCTTTGATTTACAAAATATAAAAATAACGGAGGTATGAAAAAATGGAACTTAAAGAAAAAATCACACTCGATATGCTCACGAAGGACAGCGTGTCGGTACTCAGACAACAGTTTTTGACCTTTAACGGTGAAGAAATGCAGGTAGGCGGAAACATCCGCAACGCATACATGAACAGCAAATCGGGCAGAGAACAGATCAAAACGGTGCTGTCTGATGAATACTATAACGCAGTAATGGCGGTGTGGGGCGAAATCCCTACTGTAGATGATCCGATGATAGAAGAAAGCGAGGAAACATAATGAAGAAAATCAACTGGAAGCAGAAACTTACAAGCAGGAAATTTTGGGCAGCGGTAATCGGTTTTGTTACAGCACTCCTTATGGGATTTGGAGTAACAGAAACTGAAACTGCACAGGTTACATCAATAATTATGTCCGCAGGTACGATGATTGCATATATCATCGGCGAAGGCATGGTTGATGCCAACCGTAATGATTGTTAAGTGCCTATGATATGGATTATATGTATAGGTATTTTTCTTTCAGGTGTTATATTATTGAAAACAGGAGGATAAAATGAGTAAAACAACGGTAGATAAAATTCTTAAAATTGCCCGTGCCGAAGTTGGCACAAAGGCAACAAATGTAAAACGCTGTAAATATAATACAGCGTTCTACGGAGCGGAAGTATCGGGCAGTTGCTATGAATGGTGTGCAGCCTTTGTTTGGTGGGTATTTAAGCAGGCAGGTGCAGATGATATGCTGTTCTGCAAAACAGCTGGTTGTGGTGTACTTGCTCAGACTTTCTATAACAAGGGTAAAATTGTCCGCAACGGTTATAAAGCAGGTGATATAGTGCTCTTTCATTGGAGCAATGAGGCAAGCACAATTGTACCCGGTGCTTATGCCGTTGACCATGTAGGTATTATTGAAAGTGTTAATTCGGATGGCTCTTACACGACTATTGAAGGTAACACAGGCGGTGGCAACGGTGCAGTTCTCAGGCAGAAAAGGTGGGCAAGCTGTATCAGTTATGCTTGCAGACCAGATTATGTGAAAAATTCAGCAAATAAGGAGACAGAAGAAATGATTAAATACGGTGAACACAATACAGCGATACTTGCGTTTAAAAAGCAGTTGATTACACTCTACAACATGAAAATTATCAAAACGAAAGTCGATAATTCAAACGGTTTCGGTGACGGCACTCTTAAAGCTGTTAAAGAAGCACAAAGAGCAGGTAATATCACAGCTAACGGTGTCGTTGATGAAAAGACAGTCAACGTTATCTATCATCTCATAAATGATTGCAACTGGTCTAAAGATAAGAAAATTGCAAATGCAAAGAAAGCGTTAGGTTAATCTTACATATCCATAATAACGCCCCTAAAAAAGTTATTATGGAGGTAAAAATGCGTAGCTTTATTGGTTGGATTGGTGGCAAAAGCCACCTTAAAAATCAGATTATATCACTCATTCCCAGCGACTGTAACCGCTACATAGAGGTGTGTGGCGGTGCAGGCTGGGTCTTATTCGGTAAGGATAAAATCAAAGGTCAAATGGAGATATTTAATGATATTGACGGCGACCTAATTAACCTTTATAAGCAGATAAAATACAATTGTTCTGCTCTACAAAAGGAGATTGATTGGTTACAATCTCGAGAGCTGTTTTCTCGGTATCGCTATGAGATTGAGAATCAGGTTGAGCTTACTGACCTGCAAAGAGCGGCGAGGTATCTTTATTTAATCAAATGCAGTTTCGGCAGTAATCGCTATTCGTTTGCAACTGCTCCTAAAACGATTGATAACATTGTTTCTGAACTTCCAAAATACAAGGAACGATTAAAAAGTGTAATCATCGAAAACAGGGACTTTGAAGACCTTATAAAAACATACGACCGAGAATCTGCCTTATTCTACATTGACCCGCCGTATGTAGCCTCTGAACGCTATTATAACCGCAATTACAGTAAGTTTAATAAGGACGACCACATCCGTTTAAATGCCGTTTTAAAGGGGATTAAAGGGCGTTTTATCTTGTCTTACAATGATTGTGATTTTATCAGAAATCTGTATAAAGATTACAACATTAAGTGTGTGAGCAGGCAAAATCTGCTCCCTGCAACCCCCGATAATTGTGTGGAGTTCAAAGAAGTTATCATAACGAACTTTGTTATGAATTAACAAGTATGAGCAATAATTAACGCTTACTGATATAATAATCATCGGGGCGTTATTATGGTAAAGATCAATTTGTCCACAATATTAGGTAAGTACCGTATGTCGCAAGCGGAACTTGCAAGAAAAACTGGTATTCGTCCTTCTACCATTTGTGATATCTACAATGAAATGTGTGACAGGATAAATTTAGAACACCTTGATAGAATTTGTGAAGTTCTTGAATGTGATATATCCGATATTCTTGAATATCAACCAAATAAAATCAAGAAAACCGGTAAATACCTTATCGTGGACAGAAAAAAGCATAATAAAAACACAAAACACCTTGCAGATGAGTGAAATCTCTGCAAGGTGTTTTTTATTTGTAGGAAACATTTCTGCAACAATATGCAAAAATGATTAATTCAATTTTTTTCATTTAGTGTGAAAAGTTTTTTCGATTTGTGCGAAAAGCGACAGCAATCCAAATGAAAAAGCTTTCGCAGTCAGGCAAACTTGACAGCGAAATAATTGAAAGGATTATTTCCGAGGACAAGCCTAATCAGCGAGAGAAAATCAGCTTTAAGTATGACGAGCTGAGTAAATATTTTCCGAAATGCAGTCCGCAGGAAGTTCAACGGCGAATGATGAAGCTGGCGCAAGCCGATTATCAGCGCCGTGTCCGAAACAGAAACAGGGAAGCGAGGTGAAAGCTATGGCTGAAAAGGTTTATGAAATGTTTACCGAATATAACGACGTGGTAACGGTCGAGGAGGTTATGGAGATGCTCCATCTCGGCAGAGTAACGGTTTACAATCTGCTGAAAAGCGATAAAATCCACACACTGAGAGTCGGCAAAAAATATGTCATACCCAAGAAAAGCGTGATAGATTTTCTTGTCGCATAAGATTATTTTATTTGCACATTTGTTAAATGATAGCCCGTTGTGTTATCCTTTATACACAGCGGGCTTTTCTTCCAAACGAAAGGTGCGAAAAAATGAATATAGAAATGTTTACCAAATACGATGATGTTGTATCTGTAGCAGATGTCGCTAATATGCTTCACATCAGCAAGGTGACTGTCTACGATTTATTGAAATCAGGCAGGATTTTTACGCTGAGGGTTGGCAAGCGGTACATCATTCCGAAGAAAAGCATAATTGATTTTCTGACGGTCAATCCAAGCGGAAAGCGAGGTGAGAGCGTTGGATAAATCAAAAGAGATATTTTCGGAGTACAGCGACATAGTAACCGTTGATGAGGTTATGAAAATGCTGCGCTTAGGCAAGAATACGGTATATAAGCTCTTGAAGGACGACGAGATAATGAATGTCAAGGTCGGAGCAAGATATGTTATTCCGAAACAGAGCGTCATCGAATTTGTATCAACCACAAATCGCAAATCTTAA